AGGCACTTGATATTGTTACTAATGAGATAAAGTCACGCAAGGCACGAGTAATAGAGGAGAAGACAGCATGACACGACACATAGGCATATCAGTCCCGCATCGCAAGGTTGTGGACGACGACGACATCCAGACATACAAAAGAGCGTGGGTGTCCCTCACCGACGAGCAGATACACGAGTGTATAGCCTACGCCAAAGGGGGCTGCGAGATTGAGCAGACCGCCAAGAACATTGAATTAAAACTCAAGGGGCTTAACTATGATTGAAAACATCCTGACGATGGTTGTCTTGCTGATTCTTGGCGGTGTCATTGCAGTAGCCGTCATGTTTGCAGTTCTGTACTTTGGACTCGACGACAAATGAAGTCCACCAGACTGCCCAAGCTGGTCAACCTAATTACTCAGAAGGGTTACACGGCAGTCGAGCTTTGCGAGTTGTTGCATTGCACGATTAGGTCCAGCAGAGACATGATCTCCAAGCTACGCAAGGACGACAAGGTTCACATCCAGTCTTGGCGTAAGACGAGCGTGACGCAATGGTCTGCTGTTTATAGATACGGCATCGGAGTGGATGCAGATAAGCCAGAGCCTGTGAGCAGCAGCTCGCGGTTGCGTAAGCACCGAGCCAAAGAAGATGCAGACGCAAAGGAAAGAAGACTAACCAAGCAGAACCAACTAAGACGCAAGATTAAACGCGACCCGTTGACTGCTGCATTCTTTGGTGAGATATGAAGACACACACATTCGCTTGGCAGTCCGAGCACCCGTTCAAACATTTAGTTATTGATGACTTCTTTCCAACGCAACTAGCGTTACAAATATCTCAAGAATTTGACACAGTAAAAGACTTCTGGGTGCATTACAACAACGCACTTGAGCACAAGTCAACCATGAATCATTGGGGTGCTTTCCCAGCCAGCATCTACAAAGCAATGCAGCACCTTGTGTCTCCTGACTTTGTGCAGCACCTTGTTCACCTGACTGGCTGCACGCTTTACGCTGACGCTGGTCTGCATGGCGCTGGTATGCACAGACACATCTCTGGGGGAAAGTTAAACCCGCATCTGGACTACTCCATACACCCCAAGCTCTTACTTGAGAGACGGTTAAATCTAATCGTGTATCTGACACCAGACTGGCACAAAAACTTTGGCGGTCACTTAGGGATGTGGAGCGAGCCATCCAACCTCGTAAAAGAAGTGATGCCTAAATTCAATCGTGCCGTTTTGTTTGACACAACAAACTCATTACATGGACTCTCAAGACCCGTCCAATGCCCAGAAGACTTTGCACGCAAGTCCCTTGCGGTTTACTACTTATGTGAGCCAAGACCACAAGCAGAGGAAAGATACAGAGCGCTGTACTCACCAGCAAAGGGTCAGGAAAATGATCCTAGTGTGCTGGAGCTTATTGCGCTGAGAAGTCGTGTTTAATGTCAGCGTCCTAATAGACCACCAAGGACAATTAACTCATTTGGATTTACATCAAGACCAAATGGATTCTCATATGACTTTTGTTCAAATGGAAAAAACTGAAGTCTTTGCTCTGGAGTTAAGTTTTTTCTAGTTTGCGTAAGTCTGGCTTCTGCCTCTCCAGCAAGTCTTTTATAAGCCTCATCATAAATATCACCAAGGCTTTTTTGTTGGTTTATTAAAGTTGTATAAGTTTCTGGATTTTGCTGTTGAATTTTTGTCATTACAGATTGTGGATTTCCACCTCTAGCAAAATCCTCAATATGTTGCACTCCATGCTGCAATTCATGTAGTGCTGTGCTTGGAGAGCCTGTAATAATTCCTTGATTCATTTGCTGAACCTTTTGTTCAGTTTCTGCAATATGTTGACGCATATCTTTTATTGCTTGTCTAGGAGAAAATCCTTCTTTTATGGCATAGCGTGCTTGATTCTTCCAATAGTCAATGCTATTAGGGTTTTGCATTCTTTTTAGCCAATCAAGTTCAGCATAAGGATTAAGCGTTTCATTGAGTTGCATATATGGCGTATGCAGACCAATGCTAGGGTTAGCTGCATTCCATGATCCCAATGCGTCTATGCTTGGATTTAAGACAATATTTGCTTGACCTAATTCTGGATAAGCCTTTAATAATTCTGGATGACTCAATGCAGAGCCAACATTTGCAACATCAATTTCTGGCGCTTCTTTATATGGTTGATCCCATTTTGCTGGTTGCCATTGAGCCGACTTGTCACTAATCTCTTGGCGTAACTTATCTTCAGCTCCACGAAATGTCCCAGTTTGTGACCATATATCTTGTGGACTAGCACCAGCCTTTTCCATCTTAGTAGCAACTTTTGCTGCTTCTTTATTCCAAGTCTTTGAGTTTTCACCAACAAACATCCGCATCGGCTGCGGAGTAATACTTGCCAATGGACCACCACCATAAACCATCGCCTCATTAACTGCATTACCAGCCACACGACCAAACGCTCTTGCTGCTGGTGTTACTGCTGGTGCAATTTGAGCTGCATTACCGAGCTGATAACCGTAATACGCAGCCTCTTTTGCTGCTTGCGTATTAGGAGATAAGACACTCATTCCAAGTTGGTCTGGAGATGTTCCAAGCAAACCACTTACAAACCCATAAGTCCTTGGGTCTGGTAAGTTCTCAGGAGTTCTACCTTGCGCAGCAGCTCGCATCTTTGCTGCTTGGCGCTGAAGTTGTGGGTATCCTACGAAAGCGCCTGATTGATCTAGTAATCCAGCCATCGTCTTATTTCCCTAAAAGTCCACCAGATACTTGTGGTGCATAGCTTCCAGCAGTTATTGCAGCAGCCGAAGGCAGTACGCGCTGTGCTGTGCCAAATAACTGAGCCACACGGTCTTGCAGCATCTTGATGCCACCCTGATCGTTGAGTGCATTCATCACAAACTTAGGGTCTTCAGAGATCAATACCTGCGCGACCTTGAGTCTCTGATCATCTGTCAGGTTTGGTGAAGACTTAGCCAAGGCTTTTCTCGCCAAAGATAGATAACTTCCCATGTTTCCTGACAGAGCGCCAGCAACCTCTTCGGTTGAGATGTTCATGCCAATGCGGTTCTGGTTGAAGACAGTTGGTGCTGTGGCTGATCCACCAAGAATTGCAGTAGCAGCCTTCTGAGACTGAGACGCACGACCAACGGTTGCGAGCATATTGTCAAGCTCATCTTGCGGGAATATGGTGCGCAGAATCTGACCTTCTTTGGATGCTGGATCGCTGATCTTTTGCATCATTGTCTTGCCAGCACCAAGACTAGCCTTGTTGCGCAAAGCGTCCATTACGCCAGCTCTAAAAGCCTTGGCTGCACCTTCGCTCTTATTGGCTAAGTTCTCAAAGTCGTAGGCAATTTCATCTGCACTCTTTGTGAATACCTTGCGTCCTGCGTCGAATGATTCAGACGCTAGACGATTATTTGCAAATGTCTGGCGTGCAGTCTTCAAAGCCAATGACGCTGTATCAATCTCGGTACGAAGCGCGTTCTCGGCTGCACCTAAGTTCTTGCCGACTTCACCATACCCGCCAGTAAACGCAGCATTCTTTGCGGATGCTACGCCACGACGAATGATCTCCATGTCTTCCAATGTCGGGGTACGACTCCAGTTGACTTCACCTGTTGGCGTAACCGTCCAGAATGGCTTTTTACCAGTAGCTGACTGATAGGCATCATTGATGGCTTTGCCAGCCTCTGGTGTGCGTTTTAATGCGTCTGAGGCAGCGTCTAGCATTGGTTTATTGATGACACCGCCTTGGCGGTACGCACCCGTGTACAGATCGCTCTCCAACTTGCCAAGTTCTTGCTCACCCAAACGGTAAGACCTCAAGACATTAGCGTCTAAGTCGCCAGCAAGCCCTGCTTGCAGTTCACCCATCGCTTGCGTGCGAAGAGCTGGAGGACGACGAGTCAATGCGTCTTTGAGTGCAGTTGCAGCCTTGCCACCGCCACGAGCAAATGCACGCACAGCGTCTTGCAATGTTGCGTTCTCTGCCATGATCTCGCCATTGGCAACCTTTTGGACGATCTCGTCAGTCGTCAAACCTGACTCAGTAGCCAGTCGATTGATCTCGGTCTCCACTACCTTTGCGCCACGATCACCAACACGACGACGAGTTGCGTCGATCACGCCATTGATCAAAGCACCACCAGCCTTAATGACTCCCTGTGCCACAGGAGCGATAAGAGCGCCTTCGGCAGTACCTACTGCGCCAGCCTTGGCGCGAGATACTAGATCGCCTTCAGCGCTGGCTGCACCAGTAATACCGCCTTGAGCACCACCCATCATCATTAGTCTTGACAATGCTGGAGAAGCCTGTGCAGCGCCAACAGCTAAAGAGCCACCACCAGTAAATGGTGCAGCAGCAATGGCAGGTGCAATAGCACCACCGATTTCGTAACCTGCCGACTCGACTGGATAGGCTTTCTTGTAAACCGCCATCTTTTGGCGAATAGCAGACAGCTCGTCTTCGTATTTCGTACCTTTGAGTTGTGACTGGATTAAGGCTTCTGCTTCGTCAGCAGTTCCCATAGTCGCACCTTGAGCGAATTGTCTAATGCGTTGCGTCTCAGGCTTTGGAAGTTTAGACAGAGCGTCAATCTTTTGCGCTTGCGTCATCCCTTCTGGGAAGTCTATTGGTCCAAAACCTTCTACAAATTCGACTGCCATAAGACCACCTTATCTAAATATCCATTTATTATTTTCAAAGCGCCACATTTGCTGACCAGCAGCAGGAGGAGTTTGCGCCATTCCAGCTTTCATTGACTGTTCCATTTTTACTTTAGAGGTAATGTCTTCTGGAATCTGATACTTCTGGAATGTAGAGTCAATAACTGATTTAGGTACATATTGACCAAGCAATGCAGACTTGCGATCTGCTTGTTTGTTGTATGCCTCAATAGCTATCTTTGCGCCTGATCTGGCTAAGTTAGCAAGGTCAAGTCTTGCCTGATCGCTACCGACACCGCCAGCAGAAATCTTGTCAACAAATCCCTGCATACGGTCTGCAATGGCTTGCATCTGCTGCGCAGACTGTGCCTCACCCTGCATAACAGCAGAGTTTGGTTCAAGTGCTTTGATTGCTTTAATCAAGACACCATAGTCAGAGATACCAGCCTGACCCGTAGTCACTAAGTCCTTGACGATGTTGTAACTTGATAGGACTGTCTCGACTGGTGTTCTGTAATTCTTATCCCACTCAGCCACCGTCGTCATAATCTGCTCAGGCTTCAATGCTGGAGCCATGCCACCACCATAAGTCGCAGCACCGCCAGTTGGCTTAGGTACTGTTCCACTTGCCTCTACTCTGTTTTGCACAGGCTTAGGCACTATGCCAAGTGGATTGTTCATGTCCATTAACTGCTTACCGCCAGAAGGTGTCTCAATGTACTGGTAGTCAGGACGATAGACGATCTTTGTCTCACCGTTAGGCATCTTGTACGCAAGTGTTGTTGGCGGTAAACCTAAACCAGCAAGTTCTGAATCGCTTAACTGGTTAGCTCTTTGCCCAGCAGCCTTAAACGCTTCACCGATAGCCTCAGTTGGTTTCATTAAGGGCAGAATTCTTCTTTGCTCTGGAGTAAGCCCTGCAAACATCCCACCGCCACCTTGTGGAGTTGTAGCACCCATTGGCATTGCAGTTGGTGCAGAGCCAGCAGGAGGCACACCACCAGCACCCATAGGCATTGCTGGAATACCGCCTTGACCTGCAACGGCTGGAACACCGCCTTCACCACCAAGTGCGTCAAGATAAGCCTTCATTCTGGCTTGCTCTAATGCGCCTTCTTGTAATTTCTGGCGTGTCAATAGGTTTTGTATAGCACCTTGCTGTGCCTGACCATAACCCTGAGCACCTGCTTGCAAAGCACCGCCAAGGGCTTGACCCAAAGAGATAGGTTGACGACTTGGACCGCCAGCCTGTAAGAGTGCTGCTGCTGCTTGCAGCATTGACTGCTGCTGAATTGCTTGTTGTTGTTCTGGCGTGATATAGCCTTCTAGACCAGTACCACCACCGCCAAAGAGTAAACCACTAAAGTCTTGCATTGTTGCCATCATTTACTCCTTACAGGAAACCAAGCAAACCACCAGCAGCAGCACCATAGCCAGCATACTCAGGGTTAGCAGTTCCACCAATTAACTTACCCAATGTCGCACCGCCCAATGCACCGCCAAGAGCAGATGCAGTTGTGTTCTTATAAAGAGGAGTTGTGGTGCTTCCACCAATATTTGCAGGTTGTAGACCTAATGCGCCTTGAGCCACATTCAAACGCTCTAGTCCTAGATTGCGAGCTGCATCGAGTTTTGACTGCTCGTACTGCTGACGCAATGCCTCTTGAGACAACCCAAGGTTTTGAGCCTGAGAGAAACCAGTCTGGCGAAGTTGAGCAGCCAAGTTTCCAGCATTGCGTAGTGCTGCCTCATCAACCAGCGATCTGGTGACTGCTTGTCGTGTACCACCAAAGGCTTTAGCAGCAGTAGCCTGTGCGCCTTCTTGCGATATTTGCATCTGTCTTGCGCGTTCAATGTCACCTAAAGCGCCTTGCACAACCGTATTTTCGTAAGGGTTCATGTACTTCTGAACCATACCTAAGTTGTACTCAGGGAATGCTGCGAACTGCTTAGGTGTTAGACCCGCAGCCGTTGCTCTGGCTTCTTCTAAGTTGCGTAGATAAGCAGCCTTGACTTCTGGATCAATGTTGGTTGTAGATGTGCTTGATGTTGGTGTACTTCCACCTAAAGCCTTTGCAGCCGTTAAGCCTAAACCTGCTGCTTGTAATGCGTTTGCTGGGTTAGCCGTAGCCCAGTTAATAGCATTGTTAATTAAACTCGGTTGAGCAGCATTGACTGCTGCCTGAGCTGCTGCTGCGCCTGTTGCACCGCCTATACCGCCAGCAGTTAAACCACCTCCAGCGCCAGTAGCAGCCATGTCGCCTAATGCTGTACCAAAACCAGCATCTGTAACGGCAGCAGCAGGTACTGTGCTACCACTAGCATTGACATAAGCCCCGATCTCTGGTGCGTAGTAGTAACCAGCAGCCATCAAAGCAGCCAGAGTCCAGCCTTGTGGACCAAGCGTATTGCGTACACCCTGATCAATGCTTACGCCAAGATCACTAACTGCATTTATAGCGCCTTGACCGATGTCACCGACACCGCTAACTACATCGCTTACTACTCCACCCATATCATCTCCCTTGTCACACCTTATTGGTGTAGATAAAAGCCTTCGATCCGTCTAATAGTGATATTTGACATTTCTCAGACCAGCCAAATGACTTGGCAAATCTTACAAGTTTGATGTCATCCTCGCGTATCAGCGCGACGATAGGCTTCCCAATTAAATTCTCAATCAGAGCAATGCTCTTCAAGCAGTCCTTTTTGACCCCAGAAGACCATCTCTTGATCTCCACATGAATCCACAAATTACCCCTAAAGAACTCCAAGTACACGGTGTAGTCCTCTCGGATACATACAGGTACTTTTCCTGCCCTTAATTCTTGATCCAATTCTAAGTCACCGTTTACAAATCTTTGCTCACAAAATCCCTCTGAGTTTCCTCTTTGGAATTTCCTCGTTATTTATCATGTCAAGCAGTCCCCTGCCGTACTTCTGTACTGCCGACCTGTTAATGACATATTCGCCTAGTTGAGTCTTGCGGTATGCGTCGTCTGGTCCTGCTGGGTTGTCGCCAAAAGTGTTTTGTCTGGTAACCATGCCTTGTATGTATTGAGGCATTCCAATTAAGCCACCCATGTAGTCGCCAGCGCTACCAGCCCCATCACCCCCGACAGCACCACCGCCACCGCCTCCAGAAGCACCGCTATCGCCTCCAGCAGCACCACTATCTCCAGAAGATGAGCCATCGCTACCGACAGCACCGCCTCCACCACCGCCAGAGACTCCACCGTCGCCCTCTCCAGAGACATCTGAACCCATGCCAGTAGAGCCTAGACCAGCAACACCGTTAACCCCTGCTGCTGTGCTTAATCCCATAGCAGTGGCAATGTCGCTTGCTACATCCATTCCATTTGTGGCATTAACTGAGTTCACGCTAGTGGAAGACATTGCGTCCATCATCGCTGATGCGATTGCTGCTGCCACAGGAGAGACAAGACCCATATTTGATATTGCGTAACCTACATCACCTATCGCAGAACCCGTTGGAGAGCCTGAGTCAGATGGTGATGCAGATGGTGCAGTTGAGTCACCCCCATAAAGTAAACCACCATCGCTTCCAACATAAAAACTGTCAATTCCATTAAATTGATAATTTCCATATGAAGGACTGAGAAGTCCATTCACATTTGGTTGCGTGAAATAACTTGGATACTGCATCTTTCCTACCTCTTACCCATAGCCACAACATCAAATCGGTTAACGCCAACGCGCCAGTCTTCTAAGACATTGCCTGTATATCTGACCTTAACCTGTCTGGCAGCGAATCTCACATCTGTGGGTTGAGCTGCGGAATACGGTCCATAAGTCGTTTCAGTCGCCATCGGATACATCCGAGTCTTAAAAGACACAACGACCTCGCCAAGAGTTTGCTCGTCTGGGATAACCCGACGCACCGACATGATGTTGTCGCCAGAGCCAATCTCGTAAGGACCAGACTCAGCAAAGGGGACAGCGCTGTCATAGGCATAGCCGACTTCGTGCTCGTATATGTAACCATCTGACGAAATCATCAAAGGATTGGTGAATACGCCCCTGTCAGTTCCAGCAGTCCGAGCCAAAGAGCCAATAGCCCAATGACTTTCGCGGTAGTTGTAGACGACATAGGAGTCATTTTCATTGCTGGAGCTAGATGGGTAAAACCAAATGATCTCGCCATACTTGCTGTTGTGAACAGCATAGATTTTTGAGCATTGGTTGTAGTTGATATTTTGGAAAATGTAGTCGCCAACATCTGACACCAAGGGCTTGACATAGCCGTCATACACCCAGAAGCCTGACTTGGACATCCACATGGCTGCCGTGTCAATGGCTGCGACTGCCTGTGATGAGATCACGCCACAGCCTGACCCTGCCTTCTCAAAGGAGTACACATAAGGCAGACCGATATAAGTCGCAGCGTGGACATCGACATCGGTAAAGATCAGATTGACACCTCGGACGCGCTTACCGCACTTGATTGAGCCGACTGAATTTATCTCAAAGTCACCTGCCTGATTGGTAGTCGATGGTGTCCAGACGGTGTTGTTTTCTTGATCACACCATGAGACTTTGCGTGGATTACCTGATGCGCCAAGAGCAAAGACAAATCTTTCTGCTGTCGTCATCACAGCTTCGCAGTTTGTTGGAGCGTTGACAATGGCAATAGCCTTTGTTGGTGTGGCAAAGCCTAACTGCCACTCAAGGAGCTGACCGTCAGCATTTGAGCACGCAACCAAATATTCTCCCCATGAGTCCATTGACCAAGTAGTCGCTGGAATAAGACCGCCCAAGTCTGGACGCGCAACACCATAGGCGTAACTTCCATAAGTGCCGTAGCCGTATCCTGTTTTTATCGTTGCGTCTGTAATTCCAGTTGTAAAGGTTGTAGGTGTGATGTCCTTTAAGACACCAGCCTCGCTCATTATGTAGAGCTTTGTAGGCGTGCCAGCAGCAATGTAGCGTTCATCTGAGTTAGTACGCCAAGTGAGCATTCCACGGGACACGCCAGTCATTTGACTGGTTGAGCGCTTACGCCACCCACCCCAAGGTCTGAGCGTGTTTTCAAACCAACGCACAAGGTTTGAGTCGTACCAGCGTCCCGCAGACTGGTACTCAGTACCGTTACGGTATACGCCAGCAGGGATTCTTAGAGGTACGAGTGCCATAGGGTCTAATTATGCTGAAAGATTGGACACAAATGTCATTGTCGCAACGACTGATGCCGTTGACGGTCTTGTTGGTGATACTCCAGCAGCATAGGCTTGGATGGTTACA